TAGCTGCCGAGCCAGCGCCAACCGGCCAGCCGACTTTCGATGCGCTGCCCGGCGGCCAGCCTGGAGCGCCGCCGACCACCGACGACGCCTCGACGCCAGGCGGCGATCCGGCGCTGTCGGGTGCCGCAGCCGATGCCGCGCAGGGTCAGCCAGCCACGCAGGGTCAGCCGGCCGTCGCGCCTGCACAGGGCGGCCAGACCTTTGTTGCGGATGCGGCGGTCAATGCCACCGTCAATGCGGTGTCTGTTGCATTGGACAAGGCTGGTGTTGACCCGATTACACAAGATGCCGTCACGCAAGCCGTGTATGACGCCGCGCTCAATCTGGCCAGTCCAGCCGACCAAGCCAATGCGGCGGCCACCGCAGCACTCCAGACCGGCGCTTCGCCGGCACAAGCCGCGGCGATTGCCAATGCGACCTACAATGTCGCCATGGCTCAGAGCGCCTTCGCCCCCGGCCAGCCTGGGCAGCAGCAGCAGGCCCCACCCGGCGAGCAGCAGCCGGGCGCACCGGAAGGGGAACAGACGACCAGCACCACCAGCGCGTTTATCCCTGGCGGTCTGCAGACCAATTTCGAATATGCGCCATCGCAGCCAGCACCGCAGAGCCTGATTGAACAGGCGCAACCGACGCCGGGTACGCCGCAGACGGCCCTGCCGCCGCCCACGCTGACGCCGCAGGATGTAGCACCAACTACACCGCCTGCTGACACTGGGCGTAGCTATCCCACGTTGGGGGAGCCCGGCGCGGTCCCTGGTCCGATCGATGTTTCGCGGCTCACGCCGGCGGACGTGACCGCCGCTCGCGCCTACTTGGCCGATACTGCCCGCGCGGCCGGCCCCGGCGGCACTATGCAGCAACAGGGGGTGGACGTTGCCGTTGGCAGGCTTGCGCCTGAATTTGCGTCCCGTCTAGCCGCCGCCATTCAATTTGCCAGGGCGAATGGACTGCCCGGCGCCGCTATATTCTCGGCATTCCGGTCGCCCAGCATGGGTGCTAATCCCGGTTTTGCCACTCGGTCCATGCATGGTCGCGGTGGTGCGGTCGATATGCAGGGCATCGGTCGCCCAGGCTCAAGGGAGAGCCAACTCTGGTTTGATATTGCAAACCGATACGGGATTGTGAACCCCTACGGACCCAACCATAGGGCGGAGTGGAACCACTATCAGGCTGTTCCTTCTCGAACCTCGCCCGTGCCCAATCCGAGGGGGCCGCCGGTAACTCCGCAGGAAATGCAGGGGCGATGGTCAACGATCCAGCAGGGGCGCTACGGTGTTGATCCGCGACCGCCAGCGGATATTCCCGTCAGGACGGGCCGCCCAGGGGGCATCGGCAGCGACCGCAGCGACGTGCCCTGGTCAGAAGTCGCGCAGCCTGATGTTGCACGCCCGCCTGCCGATATACCTGCGGCGCTGCCGCCGCCGACCATGCCGCTCGCGCCTGAACCGGCGCGACCGCCGGCCGATATTCCGGCTCCCGCACCGTTCATGACGCCGCCCGCGCGCGGCCCCGCAGACCCGGCGATGCTGGCTCGCACGATCGCAAGCATTCAGCAGATGGTCTTAAAGGGAGGGAAGGGGGAGGCGCCCATTGGTCTTCAGACCACCAAAGATGAGGCCATAGCAAGAGGGAGCAAGGGCAGAGAAGCGTTGATTGCGGCCGGCATTCCTCCTGCCATGGCTCGCGCCGCGATAACGGACACAGCTAACAAGATCGCCCATGCGATGGGTTATTACCCTGGCGGCCCCAACGCTACTGTGTTGGGGTTTAGTATATTGGGAAAGGTTCAAAGCAGCATTGCCGAAGGTGTCGCCCAGGCGATGCAGGGCTACCATCCCAAGTCCGGCGAGGTGCAGGGACCGTATGGTTTCCAACCGGCCGCACCCGCGGCCGAGGCCGCCACCCCCGGCAAGCAGGGCGCACTGCCATCAGGACAGCAATACGCGGACCTGTCGCAGTCGGTCGGGCGGGTTGCACCCAGTGGCATGACGGGCCGCCCCGGCGAAGTCGGCTCGCAGCAGCCCATGTTCAGTATTCCCGGCCTGGATCGGTTGTCACCAATCACTGCGCCGCCCGCGCCGCCCCAACCCGAAGCGCCCTCATCGCTGTTGAGCTTCCTGCAGAATTTCAACCCGATCAGCACGGCCGAGGCGCGCGGCGGAAGAAGCCAAGCCGGGAACCTGCAGGCACCACGGGCCGATCTCGGCACGATACAGAGCAGGCTTTCGGAGGCGCGCTCCAACATCATCAATGAATTGCAAACCAATCAGGGCTTGAAAAATACGCTCGACCTTATCGTCACCGGCGAGGTTGGAAGCCAGGGCAAGGCCGCTGTTTTGGGATTTCTTGAAACCGCAATGAACAAGGTCGCGGCCGAAGCATCGCGGGAAGGACGAGCGCCGACCGGGCGCGATCTGCTCAATTATTTGAACGATAGAAGCTACTTCCCCGACACCTGGGGCAAGATTGAAAGCGGAAAGATCAAGGGCGGCGCGCTCACCGATGATCTTATAGGCGCCATCGCGGCAGGCTCGAATACCACGAAGGGATCGACCGGCAATTCGTCGGCAACCAGCCCTGGCTCACGTTTTGGCGGCAATCCAACCAACGTCACGATCGGTAAGGAGCATTACGGCGTCGAGAACTACGCCCACCATGCGGCTTGGTACAACGCGCTGGGCGCGCTGGCCGACATGCCCGCAGTGGGGTTCATGCCGCCAATGCCGCCTCCCGCGCCGGCCGAATTGCGTGGCCTGGCCAAGGGCGGCCATGTGGACAAGGACGAGCCGGTTGTGGTGGGCGAGGAAGGCCCGGAAACCTTCGTGCCGGATCAGCCGGGCACGGTGGTTCCCCACATGCCGCAGCCGGGAAAAGGTAAGAATGTCGATCGTTGGCCCAAACTGCCGGCCTCGGAATATCCCGGCCGCTATGGTGGCGTTGAGCGCGAGATCGAATGGCAGACGCGCCAGGCTCAAAACCCCGTGCCGAGCCTAATAGACATGATCGACAGCGGACGCTTGCCGCTCAATGCCGCCAACTGGCACGCAATGCTGAACGATCCAAGCCTGATCGCGCTGGGGCGATCGCGCTTTGAGGATAGAAGAAAAGGCATCGATCCCGGTGCGGAGCAATACGGCGCCTTCATACCGGTACCCGCGCCGGCCGCCGAGCCGCCCGATCCAACAAGCCCGATGGCGCAGGCGCTCGGGTACGGCTCGATCAAGCGTCGTCCGATGCAGATCGGCCGCCAGAGCTATTCACAATAGGAGCGGGTTATGCCCCTACGTAATGACCAAATAGGCCCGGATTTCGCATTGGGACAGGTGGGGCAACAGGCGCAGGCACAAGTGCCGGGCCTGCTGCAGATGGCGCAGGCGGCAATGAGTGGCGATGGCGGTGGCCGAGGCGGCGGGCCTATGGGGCAACAGTACGAGAACGCCTACGATAACCCGGCCAACTGGGGCGCACCCCCGCCGATGGATCCGAACCTGAACGCGGATAACTTCCTGCAACAGCAGGGCTGGTTTCCCAGCGCGTTCCAGCAGGGCCGCGATCCCAACGGGGGGTTCTGGAGCATGAAGGATTACCTGGGGCAGTATTACAAGAAGTTCGGTATTCCCGAGCCGGAATACATGCCGGGAGGCCAGGAGGACCGGCACATCAACACTCTCAATCCGGGTTTGCTCGGGGGCGCGCGCGGCGCGGCCGAGCCCGGCGCCTTCATGTATCTCGGGCATCACATCAGCCCGAGCCAACTGACCTACGATCTCAACGTCGGCAAGAACCCGCCAGCGGGCGCCGAGGGCGGCGGCAACCAATCGCCTATCAGGCGTATTCAGGGCTTGGGGCCCGCCAATCCGGCCTCGTTCATTCACGGTTCGAGCTTTGTCACCGGATTGCCCGGGCAACTTGAGAATTGGGCTGGCGGTCAGCCTTATTGGACATGAGTGGGAGAGCGTAATGGCCCCACGTAAGCTCAAACGCGGAATGCCGTTTCATCCCGACGAGGTGCGCGCGAAAATCCGCGCAACTGAACTGGTGAACCGACTGCAGTCCCACATCTTCGACGGATTGGAATTGAGCATGTCGCAGGTGAACGCGATCGGCCTTCTACTTAGAAAGTGCGTGCCCGACCTGACCAGCACCGCCGTTGTTGCCGATATCACACATCGCTATGTCGTGGAGCTTCCGCCCATGTTGAGCCGAGATGATTGGGAAAAGAAATATGGCGTCGATCACCTAGACCCGAAGCGTATAGTAGACGGCACCGTAAACGGAGGCGGAAACGGGAGTTTGCAGTGAGGCAAGTCTCATATAGCGAAAGGCTCGCGAATAGTATCTCGCCGGAACCAAACTCCGGTTGCTGGTTATGGGACGGTGTCGGCGTTCAAAATCAATGGGGATACTGCCGGGTTAGATCCGACGGCAGGAAGCAGATGGTTCATCGTGTTGCCTATGAGCACCATCGTGGCCCGATCCCGCCGGGCTTGTTTGTCTGCCACTCGTGCGATGTGCCGATTTGTGTCAACCCCGATCATTTATTTCTCGGGACTGGCGCTGAGAACACCGCCGATAAAATGCGAAAAAATCGACATATAAAGGGAGAGCAGGTCCACACCGCCAAATTGATGCCAAAGCAAGTTCTAGAAATCAGGTCAATTGCTGGAATGTCAATGCGAGCAATTAGCCGACGATACGGCGTGACGCATGGCGCGGTTAGCAGAATTATTGGGCGCAAAACGTGGACGCATCTGTAACTGAGAGAACTCTTTGGAGCCCCGGAGCCAACTGGCCTCAGTGGGCTTTAATTCAATGCCCAATTTTCGAGGTGTTCTTCGGCGGCGCCCGCGGTGGCGGAAAAACTGACGGCATGCTCGGCGAATGGATGGCGCACGCCGACCGATATGGCGACAAGGCCGCTGGCCTGATGATCCGGCGCACCCGGACAGAACTGATCGACACCATTGAGCGATCACGAGCGATCTATTCACCGCTCAAGTGGACGTATCAGGAGCAGGAGAAAATGTGGCGCGACCCGAAGGGCGCGCGGTTGCGGTTTGCCTACCTCGAACGTGACGCCGACGCCGAACTGTATCAGGGCCACAGCTACACCCGCGTCTATATCGAGGAATGTGGAAACTTCCCGAGCCCCGCGCCGATCATGAAATTGATGGCGACGCTGCGCTCGGGAGCAGGCGTTCCGGTCGGCATGCGGCTGACCGGCAATCCCGGCGGGCCTGGGCACCAGTGGGTGAAGGCCAGATACGTTGACCCAGCCCCCCTAGGCAACAAGGTCATCACCGACCCGGTGACCGGGCTCGCTCGGGTGTTCATTCCAAGCAAGGTCGATAACAACGTCTTTATTGACGCCGAAGCGTACAAGCAGCGGCTACGCGCCTCGGGCAGCGCGGAATTGGTGGCGGCATGGTTAGCCGGGGACTGGTCGGTCACGCTCGGCGCGTTCTTCGACTGCTGGGACACCGCTCGTCATGTGATCCGGCCGTTCGAGATCCCGAAGGATTGGATCCGCTTCCGCTCGATGGATTGGGGGAGCGCCTCGCCGTTCTGCGTGCAGTGGTGGGCGGTGGTGTCGGACGATTGGGAGGTGAACGGGCATGTCCTGCCGCGCGGGTGCATGGTCTGTTACCGCGAATGGTACGGGATGAAGCCCGGACAGCCTAACGTCGGGATCAAGCTGCACGCCGCCGAAGTCGGCAAGCAAATTTCCGAGCGCGAAAAGGGCGATGACATCTCCTACGGCGTGCTCGATCCATCGGCCTTTGCCCAGGATGGCGGACCGTCAATCGCCGAGAGCATGGGCACCGGCTCAGGCGGCAAAGTGTGGTTCAAGAAAGCGGACAATCGCCGAGTGCGCGATCACAGGGCTTTGGGCGCGAGCGGCACCATGGGCGGCTGGAACGAAGTGCGCTCGCGGCTGGTCGGCAACGATGACGGCCACGCCATGATGGTGTTTTTCTCGACCTGTGTGGACAGCATCCGCACCATTCCGTTTCTGCAGCACGATCCCGATCGGCTTGAGGATGTCATGACCGACAGCGAGGACCACGCCGGCGACACGGCCCGCTATGCCTGCATGTCGCGGCCGTATGCGCGCGCGAAAGAAGAAAAGAAGCCGCAGGACATCAGCGGCTATGCGCCGCTGCAGCCGACCGCGCAGCCGGGGGATTGGAGAACGTATTGATGGAAACCATTCAGCAGAAGTTCGCGATGTTCATTGGTTCGCTTTCGCCCGAGGAGCAGCGCGCGGTTGCGCCGCTGATGGAGGCGTTCGCCGGCACCCTGAGCGGGCCGCCCGGTGGGGCCGAACCCGGCGAGGCGCCGCCATTGCCACCGCCGGGGACGGAGCCGGCCATGAAACCTCCCGCCGCACCGCCGCCTACCGCCATTCCCGGCGGGCCAGCGTTGCCGCCGCCTGATCCGGTGGCGATGTCCATCGGGCGCCAGCAGTATTGAGGGAAGCAATTCTGATGGCCGATGACACCTATCGCCGAAATCTTCCATACGCTGGGCAGTCATCGATCCGTAATGCGCCGGTAGATTATCGGACAAAACTGTCGCCGCTCGATGAAATGGCGTTCCAGCAGTGGGTGAAGCAGAACAACGTCCCGCACGATGATAGGCCAACCTCCGACTACGATATGCGCGGGTTCTATCAGGCGCTGCAGCAAAGCGATCCGCGCGCGCGCAGCGAGGTGAACCCTAACGATAAGCGTTTGCATTTTACCGATGCGTTCAAGACGCCGTATCACGAAAGCTATTCTGGCGGGAGCCAATATGCCGGGCCGGTCGCGCCGCAATGGAATGAGCAGGATCAATTGATCTCGCCCGGCGGGCGCATTTTGGTGGATGAACCGAAGCAGCAGGCGGATCGCGGCAAACTGAACATCGGCCGGCAGTCTTACGGCAAGGATTAGCAAATGGTGGGCAACACGGTCGTCAGCTTCACCGGCTACCAGCAGGGCGGCTCTGCGGCCGGTGGCGGCCCCGCGGACCTGTCCGACAATCAGGAGAACAAGGACGGTTCATGGACACTGGAAAAATGCATCCAGGCATACACCACCTACCTCGACAACAAGACGCTGGAAATTCAGGAGCAGCAGAACGCGCGGCGCTATCGCCACGGTGCACAATGGACCGCGGAGCAGATCAAGACGCTCAACGATCGGCGCCAACCCGTCGTCACCTACAACAAGATCGGCCGCAAGATCGACGGCATCGTCGGGCTGGTCGAGAGATTGAAGCAGGATCCCAAGGCTTACCCAAGGACACCGCAGCATCAGCAGGGCGCCGACCTGGCGACCGCGGTGTTGCGCTACATCATGGATCGTAACAAGTGGAACGAGGTCGGCCCGATCATTGCGGAGGCGGCCGCAGTGGACGGCCTGGCCGGCATAGAGCTTGACCTCAAGGCCGTGCCGCCCACGGCACAGACGCAACAGCAAGGCAATCTCCTTCAAGGAAGACCGCCACCACCACAGCAACCCGACTATGATGTGATGTTCAGACCCGTCGATAACGACGGGTTTTTTTATGACCCGCGCTCGTTCAAGCACGACTTTGACGACGCCCGCTATCTCGGCATCGGCAAATACGTGGACGAGGAGCAACTGATCGAACTGCTGCCGGGCATGGAGGACGATATCAAGGCCGCGTGCGACAGCAGCGGCGAACTGACCAGCAATTCCGACCGGGATGCGAAGTGGTTCCAGGCCAATGGCGACTTCAAGCAGGTTCGGCTCGTTGACATTTGGTACAAATCGCGCGGCGGTTGGAAATGGGCGCTATTCACCGGTTCAAAGATATTGATGGCGGGGCAATCGCCATTCGTCGATGAGTTCGACAAGCCGTTCTGCAAATATCTGATGTTCTCGGCGCAGGTTGACCATGAGGGCGATAGGTATGGTTTTCCGCGCAACCTGCAAAGCGCGCAAGACGAGGTGAACCAACGCCGATCGAAGGGCCTGCACGAACTCAACAACCGCCGCATCATTGCCACCAAGGCCGCGGTGGCGGACGGCAATGTCGAGGCTCTGCGCCGCGAGGCCGCCCGCTCTGACGGCATCGTGCTGGTCAACACATCCTTGCAAGATATTACATTCGATGACGCTGCCAAGCAGGCGGCGGTCATGGGCCAACTCGAATTCATGCGCGATGCCGCGCAGGAGATCGAGAACTTTGGACCCAACCCCGCGCTGGCGGGTGGCGGCCAGGGCGCCGGGCTGACCGCCGGTTCATCCGGCCGCGCCATTGCGCTGCTGCAGCAGGCCGGGATCGCCGAGCTTGGGCCGTACATGCTCAACATGCGGGCGTGGAAAATGCGGGTGTATCGCTCGCTGTTCAACGCGGTGCAAAAATACTGGACGAACGAGCGGTGGATCAGGGTCACCGACGCCGAGGGGCAACCGCAATTCGTCAAGATCAACGAGACGGTGGCGATCGATCCGGTCACCGGGATGCCGCAGCTTCGTAATGCCGTGGGCGAACTCGACGTTGACATCATTCTGGATGAGGGCCCCGACAGCGTCACGTTGATGCAAGACACCTACGACGCGATCTCGCAGGCGCTGCCGGCGGTGGCGCCGATGCTGTCGCCCGGCAAGGCCGCGGCAGTGATGGACGTGCTGATCGAGACGAGCCCGCTCGCGGCCGACATCAAGAAGAAATTCCGCGACGCCGGCGAGAACGAGGCGCAGCAGCCCGATCCGAAGCAGCAGGAAGCCAAGGCCAAGCTCATGTTGGAGCAGCAGCAGGCGCAAGGCCGGATGGCGATCGAGCAGCAAAAGGCACAACTCGATCAACAGACCGAGCGCGAGAAGGCCGCCGCCGAAATGCAGTTGGAGCGCGAGAAAGCGCAAAACCAGATGCAGATCGAGATGTTCAAGGCCGAGCAGATGGCGGCGCTCAAGCGCCAGCAGACCGAGGCCGAGATCATGACCGGCCCAATGCATGAGATTGACGCGCAGACCAGCCAATTCCGCAACGGTCTGATCACCAGGGGGCAGGAGGGGCACCGCAGCGCGATGCAGAAGCAGGAGGAAATGCTGGCGGGGATGATGGAAGCCCTCACGCGGTCGCATCAGGACATCGGCCAGATGCACCAGAACGTGCTGGCGGCGGTGAGCAAGCCGCGCAAGGCGGTGATCCAGCGCGATCCGCGCACCGGCAAGGTGGTGGGCGCCATGTCGGTGTCGGACTGAAATGGCCTCGTATTACGTCTGGTCAGGGGCGACGGGCGCCGGCACGGGTGCCAACTGGGCCAATGCGTTCCTCAAACTTGAACCGGCACTGTCGGGCAAGGCGGCGGGTGATGTGTTCTATGTTGCGCACGACCATTCCGAGACTACCGCGGGCAACGTGTTTCTGTGGCCCGCGGGTACCGCCGGCAATCCCAACAAGATTACATGCGTCAACCGTCTCGGCTCGGTGCCGCCGGTATCGGCCGATCGCCGCGCAACGGCACAGGTGGCGGCAACCGGTAACGTGACGGTGCAATTTGCCAACGGCTCCGGTCATTATGACGGCATCATATTCATCACCGGCAATTCAACCGGCGCATCCGATTTCAATATGCAGGGCCAGGCGGAAGCCTGGACGCGGTTAGATAACTGCTCGCTGCGCATCGGCTCGACCGGCAACGGCCGGATAACCATGATCACGAATGCCACATACATCGAATGGAACAACACGACGCTGTCGTTCTCGGGGGTGGGTCAATCCGTACTGGTGGCGGGGTCGCAATTAAAATGGCGCAATACACCATCCGCGTTGATTGGCACCGCGGTTCCCACAATCTTGTTTATCCCCGGTTCGGTAACCTCGGGTGATATCGAGCTTATCGGCGTCGATCTTTCGGCGGCCGGATCGGGCAAGACGATATTCGGTACCACGACGGGCCTCAATCCCACGCGACACGTCATGCTGGATTGCAAGCTCAACGCCGCGGTCACTCAATCCGCGGTGCCATCGAGCTTCGGCGGCAACGAGGTGGATATCATTCGATCCGGTGCCTCTGGGGTGAATTACAATGTTCGCCGTCACCGCAAATCGGGGCTGCTGGTCGAGGAAACCACCATCGTGCGCACCGGCGGGGCCTCGGATGGCACCACACCGATCGCATGGAAGATTGTCACGACTGCGAATAGCTCCTACTCGCTGCCGTTCGAATGCCCGCCGATCGCGATCTGGAACGATACGATTGGATCGCCCGTCACCGCCACGGTTGAAGGTATCGGCGGCGCGCTGCCGACAGACGCCGAATGTTGGCTCGATGTGGAATTCCTGGGAGATGTTTCTTCACCGCAAGGTTCGTTCGTCAATGATGGCACGGCCAATCTGCTGGCCACGGCCGCCAACCAGACAGCTAGCAGCGCAACTTGGGGCGGTTCGACCACCGCATTTAAGCTCGCGGTTACCTTCACGCCGCAGCAGAAGGGCTGGATTTACGCGCGGGTCAAATGCGCCAAGGCGTCCACGACGTTTTACATTGATCCGCTCGTTACTCTGACCTGACATGACGACGGCCTATCTTCCTCTCGGCGCCGTAGTTGTTGCCGGGGGCAAGACCGCTTTTGCTGCCACTGCGGGAATGATCGTGCTGCCGGCGCCGGTGGTGGTGCCGCCGATCGAGCCGCCCGTGAGTGGCGGCGGTTATGCCGGCGGTGGTGGCGGTGGTGTGCGCCGCATCCGCCAGTTCGCGCCGCGCAAGCGAAAGCGCGAGGATGAGGAAGACCCGCTAGAAGTTATCGCCACGCCCGTTGAAGCACCGGCGCTGCCGCCAGTGCCGCCACCGCCCGAGGTGCCACCGGCACTGGGGCTGATGGCCGGCATACTCATTCCACCGATCACGGTCCTGCGTTCGCCTCCAGTGGAGAACGAGGACGAGATCGAAATAGCACTGCTACTTGAGCTTCTATCGTAGCTGACCACGAGACGGTCGGGCGCACAGGCGCGCGCGTAAGCCTGCCTCGCATCGTCCAAGCGATATTGGGCGTTTCCGTACAGGCCACGATACGGCCCAGGAGCAACCATGAGCACGCAACCTGCTGACGGTGGCGGTGGCAACACCATCACCGACCGACAACTATTTGACCAAGCCACCGCGCCCGATCCGACGCCGAGCCCGGCACCGTCGCAACCGTCACAAAGCCCGCAAACTCCGTCAGATGCGGGTGGAGCAACGGATGCGCCGCCGCCGTCAACCCGGCCCGACTTGCAGCCGGAACAACCCGCACAAGCGGGCCAGCAGCCGCGGACGCCAGAGGGGAAATTCGCCCCCAAAGGCCCACCGCAGCCGCAACAGCGGCAACCGGAGGATCATCGCGTTCCGCTTCGGGAAATGCTGGACGAGCGCGAGCGACGCCAGCGCATCGAGGCGGAATACAACCAACTGCTGCAACATTTTCAACAGCAGCAGAGGCAGCAGCAGCCCCCAGGCCCGGAAACCATCTTTGACGCGCCCGATGAATATCTCAATCAACGGGTGATCGCTCCACTGCGCCAGGAAATGCAGATGGAGATGATGAAGCGCACCGATGCGCAAAGCCGGGAATTTGCCAACGTGCAGTT